GTTTTATTAAGCTCCATTATAGAACGCTTCTGATCTAATAACTTAGTTATATACTCTTTGCCAGACTCTTTTACTTTTCCATTTGCGTCGCCAAGCGCAGTTACAAAGTTTTCATAAGACTGAGTTAGTGCCTCTGTTTTAGCGGCTACTTCTTCTCTTAGAGAGTTTTCCTTTTCTAGAGTTTGTTGTAACTTGCTACTTGCATCCTCAGTTTTAGATGCTACGTAACTTAGAGTGTCAGAGATCATAGCTTCTTGAGCAGCTAAAAGATCAATCTTTTTCTGCATAACAGTAGTTACTGCTTCTTGTAGAGCTTCTATAACTTGCTGAGCTAATTGTTTAGCTAGTTCTTTTACTTTTTCTCCAGCTTCATTTAGCAACTTTTGCATTTCTTCTAGCGCTTTAGCACGCTCTTCAGATCCTTTCGCAGCTTCAGCAGCTATTTCTTTAAGTGCTTGACTACCTGCTATACCAGTTAATAAAGCTTCATTAGCAATTTCACCCATTCTAGCCTCATGAGCAGCGCCTGAAGCCTTTTTCTGCTTATCTATATTAGCTAATGCAGTAGCTTGAGCCTCTGCAGCAGCATAGGATTCGGCTTTAGCAGCTTCGCCTATTTTACCTATAAGCTCATCTGCAGCAGCGACATAAGGTTCTAGGCTTGCCTCTAAATTAGCAGTTATATCTACAGCGCCACCTACGGTAGGTGCTCTTATAGCTGAAGGCATTACTTCTGAGCCCATAGCTGTAGCTATGCGCTGTGCTGCTTGAGAGAATACACCTGCTAAAGAAGTTACTAGAGACTGGTTAATTTCTCTTTGTCCTACTAGTACGTCTCTGTAAGTTGTAGCCAATGCAGTTAAGTTATTTTTTTGTAGGGATATCTCTGCAATTCTAGCTGTTTTATCTGCTTCTCTTCTAGTAACCTCAAGTGCGTATTCTGCTTTTAAAATATCTTCTTGTAGGGAAATATTTTGAAGCTCGTTTAAGTAACGCTTATTTTCGGCAGCTATTTGTAGTTTTAGTATATCGAATTGTTTTTGTGTGACTGTTTTTGCTGCCTCTACAGCATTTAAATTTTGAAGCTCTTTTGGTACTTCTACCTTAATGCTAGTACCTGCAAGAGCGGCGTTTACTTCTTTTACGATAGAGTCTACAGTAGCAAAATTATCTAAGTCTGTTATAGCTTCTACAATACTTATTTGAGATTCTAGAGACGCGATTTGCGCATCTAGCTGATCCTGAACTATTTGATAATCTAAATTTAAAGATTCTACTTCTAAGTTTAGCTTAACGATACGATTTTCAGCTACTAATTCTACTAAATCTCTATCAATTTGTTTGATTTGTTTCTCGAAGTCCTCTGCACCAGAACGCAGTGATTCGTATATCTGTATTGCTGAAACATTAGCCGCTTTTAAGGCATTTGTATATTGTTCCGAACCTTTAGCTGCTTCACCAGTTAGAGCATTTATTTGACCTTGACGATCTCGCTGCTCAGTGCTAAAACTATTTTCTATAGCAATTTGTTTAATACGCTCTTGAGCATTTTTGCCTGCTAAGCCAAATAGTTCAGTCTGTAATCCGATTTGATCTTTTCCAGATGCTTGTAATACATCGTTAATTTTTGCTTCAAACTCTAGTCTTTGCTCATTAAAATTCTTAGTTTCATTTAATTGACTAGCTAAAAATTTAGCACGAGCCATATCCTTTTCAAAAGCTGTAGCTGCTATAGCTCCTGTAGCCTCGTCAACGGCTAGTAGTTCTAGTTTTGTTTTTAGCTCTGCATCATATAAAGCGTTTAGCGCTTCTTCACTTTTTAGTATCTCTTTTAGACCTTCACCACTCTCTATAGTTATTCTTAAACGCTCACGCGACTTAACAATTCCTTCTTCTCCAGCTGTTATAAGTTTTTGCTGACCAGCAATTTGAGCGTCTAAACTAGCTATTATTTGTGGGTCTATTCCCTGTGCGTTACTTGCTTTATCTCTTTCAGCAGTAAGTTCTCTTAATTTATTTTTAGCTACGTCAAGTTCTTGAGAAGATCTTTGTAGTGTTTTAGATATAGAACTTTCGCTTTCAGCAAATCTTTCTAGACTTATAGAACCGTTATCTATGGAATCAGAGAATGATTGTAAATTATTGTTAGCTATTAATACGTCATTTTGTACTGCCTGAGTTGAAAGAGCTAACTCTCCAAGTTTATTTACACTGTCGTCTACGCTTTGTATAAATTCTTTACTAAGCCCTGAAGCATTAATACCTTGAAGTACTCTTTGTCTCAAACTCATGTTTTGTATTTCTTGAACTCTATCTCGTATTTTATTTAAGTCTTCAACTAGTTTTTTTTCATCCTGTATAATTATTGTTACTGGGGGTAATTCCACAGAATCTAAACCTGTAAGAATAGGATTAAGTTCTAAGTTTACAGAAGAATTAGAAATCTCTTTGAATCTATTTTTTAAATCACTTACCTGTATGCCCGTAGCATTTGCAGCAGACGCAAACAATTCCATGTTGTTTGTAGCATCCACTAATGCTATTGCAGTATTTAAAGAGTCTATATAGAATTGTCTACCTGCTAGAGATAGCTTAGACATAGCACCATACTGCTCATCTAGTATAGCTACAGTATTTTTTAGCTTTTCATTTGTTTCAGATGAATTAAATAAATCTTGTTTGCCTAGCATTCCAGCTATTTCATTTAATCTATCTTCACTAATTTCTACTGCTTGTTGAGTTGCCGGAAATAGATAAGCTCCAAATGCTGCGCCTATAGCAGTACCCATAAGAACTCCAGTCTTATAACCTATAGCAGTACCTAGAGGGCCTATAACAGAACCTAAACCAGCCCCTAGTATAGCCCCTAACGTACCTAGTATAGCAGAACCCCATGAAGAACCAAGAGACTCTCCAAAACTAGACTGCTTACCTACTTGCTCAGCTTCTTGTACTGCGGTTGCTACGCCTTTAACTAAATCTTCTTTAGTTTTTTCAATATTTACAGACACACCAAAAACTTTATCTTTAATCTTATAAGAATCTGTTGCTCTTAATTTGGAGTCTACTTTAGATAAGTTTTCTAACGCATTAGCAGATAAATCTACATATGCTTGATCTAATCCTTGTACTGATTGTGGGTTAAAAATCGAAGCTAAGAATGCGGCACCTTTTTGAAGCAATGCGTTATAGGCATCTTGCTTTCCCATTAATCCAGCAACTGTGCTACCTACTAGAGCGGCAACAGAAATAAAACCTATAAAACCGGTAGTTAAACCTAATACAGTTCTACCTGCATTTAAAGTTCCTACTGCTAGGTTACCCATAGCCGTTGTAGTTGTTTTTGCCATAGTAGCTAGCTTAGCACCAGTAGTAACTTGTGCTGCAGCAAAAATTTGTTGCTGAGAGGTAGTACTAGCTAGTAGTTTTTCATTAATAGCTAATCTAGTATTTACATTTTCTATGGTTTTCTTTAGTGCTTCTTTTTGATCTTTATCTAGTTTAGTAGCTTTTCCAGAAGCCGTTAAACTAGCAACTTCATCTTTTTGAGTTTGTATTAAAGCCTGTAATCCTGATTGGCGTTCTGTTAATATTAAATTAGCAGTTTTTAGCTCTGAACTAGTAAGTGCGCGTTGCTTAGATGTTTCACGCAATACAGACAACTGACTTTGCTCTGCACGATTTAAACCACGCATTTGAGTATTTACGCTTTGCATAGCTTCTTGTGCCTGCTTAGAGTATCCTTGCCAGTCTCCACCATTTCTAGCTAACCAACCGCTAGTATTATCTGTAAAAGATTTAATTCTAGTTTCAACTGTGCCTATGGCGGCGCCTAATCCTGTTACGGCTGTTTTAGAGATTAAAGCAAAAAGGGTTCCTACCGCAGCTAAACTACCGGCAAAGTTATTAGTTAAAAAGTCAGCTAAAGGGGCTAGATAGTTAGCTAATAAAATACCTAGCTGAGTAGCCACATCAATAATCTTGACCCCAAAAGCTTCAAGCTTTTCAGCAGTAGTAGGTATAGTAGTATTAATAGCAGAAAACTTTCTATTTCCTTCTGCAATAACACTATTAACAAATGCTTGACGACGTTCAAATTCAGTTAGAGATTCAGCTGTCCTACCTAAAGCAGCCGCATAAGCTCGCGTAGACGGACCAATCTTAGTATAAATACCAAGTTCGTCTAGAAGTTCAGTTTCTAGTTTAGCAGAACCACGAATAACGCGAGTATAGGCGTCAGTTAAATCGCGGCCTAACGCACGAGAAGCTTTTATGGCTACGTTAGCTAATCCTTCAATTTGCTTTTGATCAAATCCAGCACTTAAGCTAAGGTTAATTTGTTGAGCAGCTTCTGCCAGTGTTAATTGATTGTTAGTTATTTCACGAACATTTTTAAGTAGAATAGAGCTAGATTCACCACTAGCAGTAGCTAGATTTTTAAGACCTGTAAGAGTTTGTTCAGCACGAGCAGCAGCAGCTAGTTTTGAGAAGGCTTGTTGTAAAGCAAAGGTAGTTGCAGCGGCGCCAGCATAAGCACCAACTAAACCACCTAAACCTTGTGATTGTGCAGCAAAAGAGCGACCCGCGCTAGCACTACTCTGTGCTAGGCGGGTTTGATTTTTGTTTAAAGTTTCTACTTGTTTATTTACTGCGCCAGATCCAGTACTAGTAAACTGGGTCTGAATTATATTCTTAATTAACGCCAAACCTTATCTCACTCTTGCCTTGTTCTTACCTGCAGAATCTCTAGCCTTTTTTTGCTGATTATAGTGTTCAGCTAGTACGCCATGAGCTATTAGTATTAAATCAAGGATTTCTTTTCTATCTTGCGCCTCATGTATGTTCATAAAAGCTTCTAAAGGTGCAAAATCTTTTCCTAACCATCCGCCACCAGTAGTGTCCCAACGATCTGGAAGTAGGTTTAAAAATAAAACAGCTAACTGACTAGTAAATGGGAGAGAACCAATATCTTTTGGAATTTCATCTTCTCTTGGTTCCCAACCCATTTGTTCGCACATAGCGTAGTACTGGTCAGCTGACATTCCTCCGCCATGAAGTTGATTGCGGAGGAAGTCTTTTAGTTTTTTTCTTCAGTTTCTTTTCTAGTTTGTTCAAAGTTATCAAAGTCGTTTAGCGTATCAGTGATAAATTGATCAAAAATAGTAGAGTTCTTAACTAAATCAAGAGCGTCTTCTTGTGAGTACGGGATCTCTTGACTTGGATTCATCTTTGAAGTGTCTACCGGAATAAGCTGGCTTAGTCCTTTTACAGTTAGACCTTTCCAACCTTTGATAGTAGCTTCCGTATAAGCTTCTAGGAACTTATCGTTATCCACTTCTTCTTCACGCTGGCGAGTACGCTTATTAAACTTATATACTAGTGCGCTGTTACGAATTTTCATCATTTTGTCACGACCGACATAGTTAACATGAACTACGAACCCGTCAATATCTGGAAACTCTACTTCGGTAACCTTTTCTGTTACCATTAAATTTTTAATTAAACTCATATTTTCCTCTCATTTCTATTATAAAAAAGGGTAGCTACCATATCCAACTTACTATTAGTGAGGGGAGATCTAATAGCTTGCTGAGGTAGCTACCCAACTGCATTTTTTATAAACCACGCCCCCTCAAGCGTAGTTTATTTTGTTATTAAGATGCGGCAGAAACAAACAGTGTTAGTTCGCTACCAGTACCACGGCTAGCAGTAGGTTCTTGAGCCAAGAATTCTACAGAAATACCAATGATATCTTCCACAGTGTGAGTTGGGAAGTTGAACTGAGTAGCAGGCATGTATGCTGCAACAAACGGAGCGGTAGCACCACCAATCTTTAGGTTAGCAGTACTTGCTTGAGCAATACTAGTTCTAGTGTCGTTAGAAATATTGCGTAGGAACTGAGCACTTTCATCTGTTCCAGAACGTAGGTAAGCAGTGAAGTTACCAGTAATAGTTCTAGAACCAGTGAACTGACTGATTGGAGAATTAAGAGCAGCTAGTTCTTCTGGAGTTAGGTAAGTTAGTGCGTTAGAATAAGTAAATCCTAGACCAGTTACAGGGAACGTATAAGTAGATACAGAACCACCTTCAGGTGTGTGAGATACTTCAATAGCACTTAAACGATTCTGAATGAATGCGCTTGTAACTACAGATCCACCTACATTGTATCTTGCATAGCTGTGGTATGCAGAAGCTTGAGTATTAGCAACTGGTGAGGCTGTTGCTGTAACAGAACTTCCGTCATTTAGAACTCCGCCCACAACATCAATAAAATCATTACGTGCGGTGCTTGTTAGTTCGATAAAATCAGTACCAAAACCACTCCAGCTAGTCATAGCGATAGAGTCGATTGCAGCGTCGATAGAAGCTTCGTTAACTGTAGCGTTTTGAACTTGGTATACTACGTTATCCATTTTTAGGTACATGTTGTACTCAGTTGCACGAGCCATGTTAGAGGTGTGTGCAGCAGAGTTACCAGAAGCTGCGCGAGCTCCTAGTGCAAATCTTCCACCGTTTTGCCAAGTAGACTGTAGCTTAGAAGAAGCTCCTAATCCTACAGAGTATGCAGTATTAGATAGTAGTGCTTGCCATAGGAACCAGTCTGCTAGTGGCTGAGAATTTCCAGTAGAATCAGTACCAGTTGGACCAGCGGTATTAATAACACCAGTTGGACGTAGGTAAGTCTGGAAGCTCCATTCAGTTGGGTTGATTGCAGTGTTGAAGCGCTGTGTACCACGGTCAGGAGTTAGACCACTTTCTAGTGATGTAATATCTTGAGTAGCGGCTGATTGACTTGCTGCATAACCGGCGAGTACTTCTACTCTCCAAGTATTTGTAGGTGTCATGTCTGAGCCAGTATCTCCACCGGCTAGGTCGACAGTAGACATATAAACTTCAGAGTTTCTTTGAAGGTTTAGTGATGAAGGCATTTTAGCTTTCTCCTTTAGATTTTAAAAATTTCAAAACGAGTACTAAGAAATATCTCGGCCATTCCGTATGGTACTAGCAAACCAGAGTCTGTTAAAGCTGTAGTAATGCTAACATCAAATACACGTAGAGATGGTTGAAACTTTAAATTATATATAACGTGCTCTATGTCTTGGATCAGATCGTTAATTTGATTAACTGTATCATCGCCATACAAGTAACAACGTAATGTTGTCTCTACCCTAGCCTCAACGTTTCCTTGAGTATTAAATTTTCTTACTTCTCGTCCTGTAGATACATATATAGAAGGGAAATCGTTTATCTCATCTAAGAATCGAATTCCTCTGTATACATTTTCATGTAAAGACGTCTTAAAATTGTATGTAGAATCGTACGGAGACGTTCTACCGTTTATATTTCGTAATTGGCTTACGATAAAGTCATTTATATCGGAACGATTGGACATCTCTCTATTCTTTCTTAAGTATAGCACGCAGAACTATAATTGGCAAATTTTAATTTTTTAAAGATTTATTCTTCTAGTTGTTGCCTGTTGTTTAAACTTGGCTTGAACTACCGATCTAATAGAATCTTCCACTAATCTGTTAACCTGATAGCCGGAACGTTCTAGCCTATCGTAATAAGGTATATATGAGTAGTCTACAGTATTTTGACGTTCAACAAAATGGGCACGAATACTTCCTCTAAAAGTACCAGTGCGTTCATATAGTTTTGGAGGGCGTGGTTTACCTGCTCCACGTCTCATCCTATTTCTTACTTTAGCTTGTACTGCTCTTGTAACATCAATTACTGAATCTCTAGGTGTATCAAAGTCTTTATCTTCAATGTCTGCGGGCAATCGAAGATTGATAGACGCTTTAGGGATACCTCTAGACATAGGGATGCTATTTGTAGAGTAGTATATCATATCAATAGTTTCAGTTGGTTTAGATTTTCTACCTTTAGCTGGTTTGCTAAAGCTAATATCTGTAGGTTTTATAGTTTTAGCAAGCTCTTGCTGCTCACGTATGATATCTGCATCAACAGCCATCATAGCTTTAGAAGCTGCTGCTACAAGTTGTTTCTCAAAGCTAGTTTGTAAAAAGTAACTAATGGTTCCATCACTGCCAATAGAGCTACCAAAAATAGGAGCTTTAAACTTAGATCTTGGAAAATATATTTGATATGCTAATAAGCTGCCAGATGTTTTAGATAAAATAGTTAAGTTTTTTGATTTTTGATAAGCGGGTTCGTGTATAGTAGAGACTGCGTTTTTAGCTAAGAAATTAAATAGATTGGTACCAGATTTAATTCTTCGTAATTGCCTAAATACCTTTTGTTCTACGTTGTTTGTAGTTACTTGCCCTTTATTTTGTAGTATCTCATTTATAATACTATTATTTAAGACTCCTGAACCGATAGTAGTAGTAGTTCTAGATTCTGTAAGTCTTCTTTGAAGTTTAGCTTCAATTTCTAGTATACCTGATTTAGCGTCTCTTTCAAATATTCCAAGTTTGTTAGTAATTTCTAGAGCGGCATCGCTTTGATCGATATACCAGTCTGGAATTAGTCTTGGATTTCCTGCTACTTTTTTTGCCCCATATAGTTTATCGCCTATTACTCGTTCGAGTTTTTGTTGTAGTCTATTTCTAGATGTTTCATCAGCAGCTTCTATGTAAGATTGGTAAACACGTAATAACGCAGGATTTTTATTAAATGAAAGTACCGATAATCTAATATTAGACATTACTCGATCAACCTATAGAGATTTAAAACTCTTCTGACTTGTGGTGGGAATCCGTCTAGTGAAAGCTTATGGCTACTAATATCTTCGCCCTGCATTCTAACACTCTCACTACCTGATCTACCTTTATATATAACTTTTATCATTTCAAGGGTAGCTAGCTTTAGATCACTAGGTATTGTAGTGAATCCGCCATTATAAGTAACTTTAACTCCTTTAGGATAGTTATAAAACTTAAGAGGTCTAAAGAATCCAAGCGCTTCAGTTCCTCCTCCGTTGCCAGTATTAAATGTTATTTCGCCCGTAACAGGATAAAAGCTAAACTGATTAACTCGTCTAGATACGTCAGCTATTACATTTGTATTATTAGCTCCATCAAAACGTAGCATTAGTTTAGTATTTTCATCTATTCTAGTCGGGTATGTAGGAGCAGTAAAGTTAGAAGTATACTCTGCTATATGACTAATTTTAAAATCGTCTAGGTATCCTGTTAAACTACTAGCGCCGCTACCAATAAATATACCATTGTTAAAATTAGGTATTGAGTTAGCAGTAGTTAATGAGGCTATGCTAGTCCCATTTCTATATATTTTAATGGTAGTATCGTCTCTAACAACTGCCATATGATAAAATTGATTAGCACTATATCCTGTATTAGACCCTTGAGAAACATTTATTTTTACAACGTTATTTTCTATGACCCTAAACTGTGCACCTGTCACAGCATTTATCTCAAACTGCCAGTGATTATTATTAGCGACTAAACCACTAGAAGCTATAGTATGTGAGGTAGCAACATTGTCAAGTCTAACCTGGGTCTCTATAGTAAAAGGATCGACTCCGAAGTTCCAATCTTCTGTAGAATCTGTTTGCACATAACTACTACCGTCTAGACGTAAGCTAGATCTATTAAACTTTTTAACGCGAGTGCTTAATACTGGATTTCCTACATTAGTAATGCTATGAGAAGTGCCATCTGTTATTATAGGCTCACCATTAACTCCTGGCCCGCCTAATATTACATAGTCTTTACCATCAAAATGTGATACTTCGTCTACTCTATTTAGGGGTGGATAAGCTACAAATACTGAGGAAATACCACCATCAAAATATTCTGTATAATTATTAGCTGCAAATACTCTACCACAATAAGACTCCACTAGAGAGCTAACTTGAGTAGCAATATTAGCTAAACGACCATCTTCGTCTGTGTTAATAACTTTTATTACTAAAAAGTCTTTTATTTCTGCTAAACTAACTAAGTTCGCCATCTAATTTCTCCAAATCTTTTACTATAGAATGCGTAGTAAGTCTTATTGGTGACGCATCTCTAAAGCTTGCATGTTTTATATTCCAGGCTTCTACCTGTTTATAGCGTTCAGACTTTTCCTTATGAGCTTCCACATCTTCTAAGCTAAAAAAGTTATAAGCTCCGCTAAAAGAGTTGCCAGTAGATATATATTCTCTAAACTCTATGTCAAAAGTAATATATTGTATTCTAGCCATTTCAATTAGCATTATTTTTGTTTGGAAATCCACGATTTATACCTTTCTTCTCCCAAGATTCTAACTTATAGGGGCTTTCAAGTTTACTAAATACTGGCCCTAAGTTAAAAGCTTGCGGAACCTTACTAACTAATCCAGGCAGTGCTTCTAGATAAAACACAGAAAGCTCAGGATTAAACTTTTTATCAGCTAAATCTTCTACTTTAACCCAGAAGAATGTTCCTAGGTAGCTATACTCTTCGCCCAGTTTTTTTGGCTCTAGAAAGTTTTTATTCTTGATTATACAAGACCCAAAAGTTTTGTATCGTTTATCTTCGAATGGAAATTTGTCCGCGCAATCTAATGTATAATGATACAACACATCTGTCCATAAACCTGTAGCTATGCCATCTTCTGAATCAGGATGATATGAGATACCCTTAGAATGATTATAGTAAACTACTCCTTCAGATGTTTTAGACAATAATATAGGTAAGCTAGTATTAAAAAAGTGACCAACTTCTCTAAGAGGCGTATTCTGTACTGTAACAATTTCATAGCCTAGTTTTGTTAATATAGAATACACTCTTTCGTATATATCAGATTCTGGAGTTACTTTTATTAGAGTAGCAATTTTTACTCCATTAAATAGTTTTTTATGTTTAGAAGCGTAAGACACTACTTTAAAGACACTAGGATGGTCTAAGCAATGAATATGGCATATATGATGTTTAAGCATGAGTACCTTGATAGTAAATAGGGGGAGGGCTCAGCCCTCCCCCACCTTTTATTAGCGTATTATATACATTGTATATTATGAGCTTGCAGTAGTAATTAGACCTGCGTAAGAATAACGAGCACTTAGTGCAGCCTGTGAAACAGTTGTTAGGGCTTGGAAGTCCATACGAGTGCTTAGGTACATTGCAGTTACTTGTTGTTGTGGTAGGTATTCACTTTCAATTTCCATTGAACGACGCTCACCGATAATGAATCCTGGCTTGTAAACTAGAAGACCTACGTTAGAGTCGGCTGCAGAAGCAGTATCCATAAATTCAGAGATGAAAATTGGAATACCGTATACGGCACCTACGCTACCAGTTAGGTAAGTAGCTTGAGAACCGAACTTATCTACAGTTTGGAAATCAGTATTAGTTACTAGGTTGTTATAACCTTCTACAGAAGTAACATAAGCTAGGTTAGAGCCTAGAGATAGACCGTACTTACCTAGAGTTAGGCGTGCTCTTGCGATATCGCCTGGATCTGCTTTGTCAATGGTTGTTCCAGTTTTTGTAACTAGAGCATTAACAGCAGCAGCATGCTCTACAAGACCCTTAATAACAGATGGATATGCACCAGCTGCAGTTAGAGTGTTAGAAGCAGAGAATGCGCTTAGAGAACCGTTACCACGTAGAAGAGCTTTATCAATACCACGAGCTAAGCGACGAGTAGCAGCTTGGCGTAGGAAGTCGATAAGTGGAAGAATTGTATCTTCTTCTTCGTCTTTGGCAATGTGTGTTGCAACCATGAACTTTTTAGGGCTTAGAGTTACGGCACCAATTTGAGCTTGACGAGATGTTGGTACAGTAGTTGTATCACTTACTCCTGCTGCGAATGAACCGCTTGGGAATTGTGCTACGAAATCTGAACCGTCTTCGTCTGCTACTGGAATACGGAAGTCTTTGCTATTTACATCAATGCGGTTAAACATTGGGGCAATAACTAGTTGTTGTTGCATTTCGTTGTACACATTAGTGCTAAATGCTTCGTTTAGATTGCCGTCAGTTAGAACAGCTTTCATACGATCACCTAGTCTGGTGTCAAACATGTCACGCTTGTTTAGCGCACGTGCTAGGAATACTGCATTAGACTTTTCTGCGTCAGAGAACTGAGCATTAGTTCTAGTGCTTTCCTGATAGTGCATCTTGCTTGTTTGCATTGCACCTACTTGCTCGCGATAAGCTTTTAGTTGACCTTTAAGTTCAGCTAGTTCTTCCATAACGCGAGGATCTGGGGCAGAATTTGTTTCTTGAGCTCTATACTCAGCAGCTTCTGCTTTGATGATAGCCTCACCAGCTTTTTCAACTAGTTGGGCTACGCGAGGTTCTGATACTCTAGCAACTGATTCAGTTGCAGTAGATTTTGTATCGATCTTCATTGGTTCACCTACATTTTCAGTAGTCATAGTTCTTTTCTCCTCTAGAGTTTTTTGTATATTATGGCCATATACTTTTAGCATTAGATCCCTGTTACTATCCGCCGGAATCTGCTTTAGCGTCTCAATAACCATACAGCTTTTGTAAGCTAAGTTGAAATGAGAGTCATTCCATTCAGTATAATTTTGACTCATGAGATTGATAGAATCATTTAAAGCTCTTTGTAGCTTTGCATTTGAGGCTAGTTCGGAATCATTCTTTAATTGAATAAGATCTAGCTCATTTGAATTAATAAGAGTTTTAAACTTACTAATTAATCTAACTTTCTCTTCGTCGTTTAGTGTTTGTGTTTTAGTAATATTTAATAGTATATCGTATTCTTTTTCAAGATCCCAAGCATTAATAACAGTGATATCGATAGCTGGTACTTTAATAGCTTTTCCAGTTAGATTTCCTGATATATCACACTCTTCAAAAGTAAATTCTGGGCTCTCTGCAGTAGCAATTTCTGAAGTTTTATAACGAACTTTATCAATAACTACAAAAGATTTAGTTGTGATTTTAGACGTGTCTGCATTTAAAAGATTTACAAAAGGAATTGGCTTCATTGGATCTGATTCTACGAAAGTAGTCTCTTCTTCAGCTTCTTCTTCTGCGGCTTTGATTTCAGTAACTTCAGCTACTGAGGCTTTATTATCATCTGCAAATTGGTCTTTGAATTTAGCATAGTCTGCTTCATCTTCAAAAGTTTTGCGTACAGAAAATAAAGAATTTTGGTTTGCAGGAACACTAACTACAGAAATTTCTAATAGCTCTACATCTTTGATATAGAAAGTATCAGCTAATTTATCGTATTTAGCATCCTTAATTCTGAAACCAACACTAAAACTTTTTAACACGCCATCATTAATAAGAGTTTTAACTCCGTGTTGACGTTCTGCAGCCTCACTAATACTAGCTTCAACAAAAATACCTTTTTTATCTACTGTAACAGCACTAACTCTACCGATAGGTTTACCGTGATCGTGCTGATAAAGTAAAATAGGATTTCTGCGGAAGTTTTCTACACCTTTAGCCCAAGCTTCTGGTAGTACAATATCTCCAGATCTATCTTTACTAGTTGTATTAGCGTAGCCAGCAATTCTTAAAGTTTTGTCACCACTTTTGGCACTCTTTTGAATGTCATCTGTAGTGATAAAAAATGTTTTATCCATATTTGCTTGCTCCTTAGTTAATAGAAACACTGTCTTCAGGTAGTGTATCTACTTCTTCATTAGTAGGTCTACCGCCTGTATCAGGTTGAACAGCGCTTCCAGTTATGTTTTGTGGTACTCTGATATTAGAAGTTTCTGGTGTATTTAAAGTACTAAATCCAAGTTTTAATCTTGCTTCATCAGCTGATATAATACCTGCGTTAACTAAACTTACATAATATTGACTTTGAGTTCTCAAGTCTGGTTGTAAGGCAGTAATTACAGTTCTATCTGGATTTATTCTAACAGAGTTAAAGTAGTGTGCAAAAGCACTGGCAAACATAAGTACTATAGGAAGTACGGTATGCTCATAAAATAAAACTTGATTAGCTGCTATATTAGCGTTATTACCGCTTTTCATTAGCACATAAGGTACGCCAATTGCTTTGGCCATATCTTGTTCAAGTCTTTCTATGCTTGCTTCGAAATCTAAACTTTGAAAGTTTATTTCGCTAAACTTATCAATCTTAAGACCACCATCTAAAATAGCAGGACTTCTAGCGCCTTCAAATATAGTAGCGTAAGAATTTCTCCAGCTTTGAAGTAGTCTTTCTTTTATTTTAGTATTTAAAACAGCTTCTGTAGTTAATACTACTCCAGGTACTGCGTTATTCTTAAAGAATTGACGTTGAAACTTTAATAGAGCATTATAAATATTAATTATATTTCCGATGCTTTTTATTCTAGATTTGCCTCTAAAAATACTTTCGTCGTTATCTTCTTTGATGTGAATTATTTCATTAGCGCCAAATTCTATCACAGTCTCTTTTGACTGTCGCCCAGAATTATAAGATGAAAGACCGCCACCATGAATTAAGAATGTGTACCCTTTAATAAAGGTTTTTGGGTCTGATACAACTTGAACATCATTAGCTGGAAGAACGTATACGTGGGTGCCATCATAGTAAAAGAAAGCATTACCATCCATTAGTAAATCGAAGTATGCTCTTCTTAACAGCTTAACTCTATCTTCAAAAGGATTAGGCCTGTCGTTAAGTAGCTTGTTTATTTTTTTAATAGGGCCTTCGCCAGCAATATCAAAAGGTATTTCTACACAGGCGCTAACAATCATGTCTACTGCGCGGTGTACTACTTCTATTTGATCGTATGCAGCTCTAAAGTCTACATTAGACTCAGGCATAGCAAAAGGTTGTCTACTTTGTATGTAGGGCTGAACCGGATTAAGTTTCTCTACAATCCAACCTAGTGGGCCTCTTGCCATTTACTGTATCTCCATAGTATCTTTTTGTTTGATAAGCCAGTCTTTTACTTTTAGAGCAGTATAGTTAGAGTAGCTTTTACCAAATAAAAAATGTAATCGTTTATGATGTGACGTACATAGTGTATACAGATTTTCGCTACTTAATTCTTCCTTACAATCTTCGGCAAAAGAGACTCGCAAAGTTAGCATAGTATCTATAGAGTCAACAGACTTTATCTTATTCTTTATACACCATCTCTCGAACAATTCACTAACACTGTATAGGTGGTGGAGTTCTAAGTCAGAAATAGAACCGCATATAAAACATTTATCACGTATTTTATAATCTTTTTTTATGTAGTCTCGTAAGTATTTAACGGGAAGACGTTTCAAATCTGACATAAGAGTATCACTTTTAATTTTCTTAATTTATTATAAGTCTAATGTTCGGAATAGTCAAAATATTTTATTTTTGAAATATGTTAATACCTAGGCATATATACTAATAGCACTATTTTTAGTGTATGTATATATAGCGTAGCGCATAGCATCGCAGCAGTGAGAAGTCCAATCATGAAGTGGTTTTGACTTTTCAGTTCTAGAATTCCAACGATAAGCTGTCATACTTTTAAAGGTATGAGAAGCATTACCCATATCAAATATAATTTTGTCTTGCTCTATAAGACTTTGCACATGAGCTATACCATCGTTAACACTTTTAATAGCGTTTTCACAAGCAATATCATAATCATATACTAAATCTGCTTTAGTTTGTTGAGCCGCCGAATCTATAAATATGTTTTCGATATCCCATAGCTCAACCATAGACTTAATTACTTCCGCATGTTGACTAGTAGTGCCTTCTTCAGCAATATATTCGTCTACAACAAACCAAGTACTGCCATCGGTAGCTAATACTACAAAGGCTGTAGCGTCTCTATAACCCATGTCAAGACCTGCGATAAATGTAAAGCGCGAATCACCAGGAGTAATTTTGAAAGGAGCTGATTCACTAGTAAGATCTTTTAGATGGTCATTTTCGTCTAGTTTATAAATCTGACCTTCAAAAGTAGCCCACTCGCAATAATATTCTTGTCTGAATAGTGATTCAGGAATAGCGCGTCTAGCTTGTTCAATATCTTCTTGTGTAAGTCTAGGATTAGCGTGCCAAGGAAATAGTCCACTACCCCATTCAGGAAAGCTTTCATCTTGGCCACGTAGATAGTAGTTATATAGGTAGTTTTCTTTACCGCGAGGAGTAGAAATAAATAGTGCACGAGAGTCCGGGAAGGTGGACAGAGCCGGGCGTAAGTCTCTAGTAAAATATTCATCGTCTGGGATAAGTGCAGCTTCGTCTACAATTAGCAGGTTAGCAGCACGACCAACGAGCGAACTTCTATTGTTAGCTGATAGTAGTCTTAGAGTACTATCATTTACAAGCTTTACAACACGATCTTTTAGATTGAAACGTTTTGTTTCAATATTAAATGCTTCGATCAATTCGGTAGTAAAATCCCAAATAATAGAGCTTAGGTTGAAGTCAGGCGCAACAACAATTACTTGCTGATTAGGTTCTAGTAGTTTAGCTAGTGCTAGCACAGCTGCACCACTAGACTTACCAGTACGACGAGCTGATATATGAACCCAGTTTCGTTTAGTTGAAAGACCATCCATCATAGCTTGTTGGCTAATATTAAGCTCTTTGAAACCGTATTTATCTGGTAGTCGCGATACTAGCTTATCAACGGGTACCTTAAAATAGTTGTTAGTCATTGTATTCCTTTAGTTTGTAATAATAACAGCATTACTCTTAGGCAATCCGGCAGTAACGCCTCCAGAATCGGTAGAAGCAGTAGTTATAGTAAGAGTTTCTGATTCTACATTGGTCCAATAAACATCAGATATGTCTGCTAATGAATCTATACTAGATACGCTAGCAGAGGTAACTAAAGATGCTGTATTAAGGGTATATGCAGTGCCTAATGTATAATAGTATAAATTAGGTGTTTGATCAAATAGGTACAATTTAGTTCCATCACTATTAAATCTTATACCTGTTGGGAATGTAGGGCTAGGTGGATTCCAATTTTCTATAGGAGTTGTACTCATTGTATCCGGTCTAAATGCTGTAGTACCTTTAAATGTTTGAACTGTTCCAGTAGAAACAGCACAAGTAAAGTATAGTATACCATTAGAACTCATATCTAAACCTCTATATGTAGCCGCTGGTAGAACTGTTGAGGAGAAAGTAGTACCGCTTAGAGTACTTATATTCCATGCAGTACCTATAGCCATCCTATATATTGCTCTATCTACAGCATCCATTATAACTAGGTTAGTACCACCTGTGGATATGTACATACCCAAAGGAGAATTTATGGCTGTAGGGAGAAGTTTAGCGTTAGCTGTAGTTATAGTTGCAGTTGTTAAGTCAAAAGGTACTGTTAAATTATATTGATCTACTGAATCTCTAGTAAAATTAGCTAGGTAAAGACTGGTACCATCCGGTTTCCAAGTTAAGCTGCCGAAACCACTATTTGATACGTTTGATAAAGTTTGTTGGTAGGAAGTTCCTAATGTGGTTAGGTCTTCATTAGCCCTAAGTCTTGCTACTTTGTCTACAGCATTAATATCTACTAAAAATAGTTGACCTATAAAGCTATCTATACCTAAAGTTACTGTAGCAGTATTATTATTAATAGTAAAGTTGCCTGTTAACGATCCAGACGTTAGATCATCTGCTTGTATGCCTGTTACGGTATAGCCAACAGTTCTACCATTTGGAATACCGTTACTAGTAAGAGTAAATGTGACATTATTAGGAGCTATAAGACTAGTCCCAGTACTTCTTGTTAGAGTTACATAGAATGGATTTACGCTAGTATCATTTATAAATACGTTTGAAGATTGAGTTACCACTGGGCCGGATGTAGAAAGAGCTTTTAAACGAACCGAAAACGATTCGGAACCTTCTGTAGTTAAATCAGCGCTAGTAGTAAGATCTAGTAGACCTGAATTTGCAGACACAGTTAGTGTGCCACCAGCGGTTACGGCATTTAGTGGGCTACTAAAATCCGAATTTGTAACGCCGCCCAGTATAGACCAGTATAGTGTGCCAGAAAAATTATTTGTAGTTACGCTAAATCTTACAGTGTCGCCTTCGTTTACGGTACTAACATTAGGACTAATATTGAATGTAGCTACCGTGGCTCCATAAAAATTTTGTACGTTAATAGTACCACTAGTAGGAACATTAGCATTCAAAGGAAGATTTGGTACGTACACACCACCCCTATAGTAATCGCTAAGCTCTACTGGATCTATACCGTTAAATTCTGATTTTATATTTGATAAGCTTATTAGCCCGCTTGCTTGTAAAACCATTATTACTTACCTTTTTCTAACTTTTCTACTTTCAAGCTTAGCTCTTTTATTGCTTCAATTAGTACAGCAATAATGTTTCCGTAGGCTACAGCTAAATACTCATTTTCAGTATTAACTACTTCAGGTAGGACGGCTTGGATTTCTTGAGCTATAACACCGATATTAAGCTTGTTATTTCTCTCATATCTAACTCCGCGTAGTTGTTGTACAGTAGCTAGAGCATTTTGATATGTGTGTATGTTTGATTTTAGCCTAGCGTCTGAGAATGCAGCTACATCACCAGTAGCAGTAAAGTTACCCGTATCTATATCAAAAGTAAAACGAGTGGCATTTGCACTATCTCCGTCTCTTAAGAACCAATTAGCTCCTACATTGATGTCCGTATAATAGTCAGTACCATTAAAATAGTGTTCAACGTCATTATCAGTACCTAGATTTAGTTGGATGCTATCATTAAACTTTAGATCGCCTGTAGCTTTAATAGTAGCAGCATTGCTTTGTAAAAATTTAGCATCTAGTGCAGTTATAGAAGCTACTATAGTAGTATAAGAGTTAAAATCGTTAGCACGAGCAGTATTTAAAGTAGCTAAATCGTTAGCACGAGCAGTATTTAAAGTAGCTAAATCATTGCTATATGCAGTAAGTAGTGTGTTATAATCATTAGCTCTATAAGCATCCAATAATGCAGTATAAGTAATATGATCATTTGAGCGAGCTGTAAGTAAGGTAGCGCCATCGTTGCTTTGAGCTGCTAACAATGTGACATGGTCATTAGAACGAGCAAAGTTAAAAGTTGCAAAATCGTTAGCCTGAGCACTAAGTAGAGTTGCGTGGTCATTACCACGTGCAGTTGCTAGCGTAACTCCATCATTAGCTGAAAGGGTTGTAAAAGTAGCAAAGTCATTGGCTTGCGCGCTAAGTAGCGTAACATGGTCATTACCACGTGCCGTTGCAAGTGTAACTCCATCATTAGCTGAAAGAGTAGTAAAAGTAGCCCAGTCATTAGCTTGTGCACTAAGTAGTGTGACGTGATCGTTTCCACGTGCTGTTGCTAGTGTCACACCGTCATTAGCTGAAAGAGTGCTAAAAGTAGCAAAGTCATTAGAACGAGCTGTTAGTAGCGTAGCCCAATCATTAGACTGAGCACTAAGCAGTGTGGCAAAATCATTGGATCTAGCAAAGTTAAAGGTAGCAAAGTCATTAGCTTGAGCGCTAAGTAGAGTTGCGTGATCGTTTCCACGTGCAGTTGCTAGAGTAACTCCGTCATTAGCATAAGCATTAACTAGGTTGCTTAAGCTGCCGCCATCACCAGAATATAGCAACGCGGTAACAGCGCCATTTACATCTAGCGTAGAAGTTGGAGCAGCAACTCCTATGCCAACTCTACCTGTATTAGAAACATAAAGTCTATCTACAGGAGCGCTGACTCCAGTAGCTTGAGTAGCAATTCTAATACCAAATTCGCCTAAATCACCTTCTGCAAAGCCTCTGATATACCCACGTACACCTGTGCCATTAGCATCGAGCCCAAACCACTCTACTCCACCATAGCCTTGACCTGTAACTATAGTAGTGTCGCTTTGAACGAACTGCAGTCCAACTCCAGAGCTATCTGTAGTTGTGGCGGTTTGAAGCTTAAGTACAGGACCAGTACCGGCAATATGAATATTGGCAGTCGGAGCTGTAACTCCTACGCCGATATTAGTATTAGGAAGTATTCTAAGAGCTTCAATATTATTAGCTCCTAGAGCTAAATAGTTACTGCTTCTATTAAATATTGTAGCATCGCCACCAGATAAGTGAACGTTACCAGCTACTTGTAGTGTTACGTTTGGAGAAACTGTACCAATACCTACTCTGCCTGCGTTATCAATTGTAATTCGGTCAGTAGGAGAGCTAGCACCAGTTCCTTGAGTACCTATTCTAACTGCAAACTCGCCAGTATCGCCTTCAGCAACTCCTTTTATATAACCACGAACTCCATCATTACCTGTATCAGCACCAGACCATTCAATAGCTCCATAGCCTTGACCATTTATAATAGTAGTGTCTGTTTGTTGGAATCTAATAGCTACGCCATTAGCATCAGTTAGTGTACCTGTTTCTAGTCTTAGTACGTTTCCAGTACCTTTAATATGAAGATTAGCTTGCGGTTGTGCAACGCCAATACCTACATTTGCTGAACCTGTATAGAATACATAGGTGCCATCATCTGTAAAGGCTCCACCACCACCAATTTCACCCCAATCAGTTCCATCATACCCTTCAAAAGAGCCACTAGTATTACTAAATCTAAGCATACCAGCAGCAGGAGTTCCAGGGCGCTGAGAATCATTACCTAGCGGAAGCTTAACAAAGCCAGTTCCGCTAAAAGTTAAGTTACTAGTTATAGTAGAACTTGCGTCTGTACGAACAAACTGGCCTGAGGTTAGTCCAGAAAGAGTTACAGCATCTCCACCAACTTGGAATACCCCACTATTAGCAGCATTAACCATAAATAGCGCATCACTACCTACTGATACTAACTCGCCATAAGAAATTTTAGAAGCAACTGCCGCAGCATTAGCAGCAACTAAGCTAGGCATTTTATATACAGCTAGACCGTTTCTAGTAAATTCAGATCCATTATACACCAACATTCGGCCTTGACCATCTGCTGTGTCTGCACCGCTTTTATACCAAAACATACCAGTGCGTAGTCCTGTAGTTCCATCAGAATTTATTTCTGCGCCAGAAGGTTGTCCAGCACTAGCAAAATTTTGTAGTAGTGATAACAAAGCCTCGTTGTAGTCTAGTCTACTTTGAGATAAAGTGGTAACTACTGAAGGAGTTGAAAAGGTATTACTCATATATTATTCTCTCTTATACTACTTAAATACTTATTTAACGTATTTGTAGTAGATAAATCTTCTATTCTATCAAAGAATATTAATTGTTTTGCGTATTCGCTGCCTATAACTGGTTTATCGCGCCAATCAGATCCGACCACCATTATATCAGGAGAGTAGTTTCTTATAATACGAACTAGCTCATCATCACTGTTAAATATGTTAACATCATCTACAAATTTAAAACTAGACATAATATGAACTCTAGTGTTTGTATTATTTACAGGTCGAGAATCACCTTTTTTAGCTTTAATTCTGCCATCACTATCTAACGCTACTAGTAAATGGTCACCTAAACTTTTAGCATAGCTTAATAAGTATAGATGACCAGAATGTATAATATCAAATGTGCCGTTAACAAAAACTTTAGTCATTATATTCTCTCTTTCTTATAGTAAGATAGCATATAAAATTTACTAAAGCAAGCATAAAATTATTTCTAAAAGCTTAGTATTATGCTTGAGCTTCAGACCAACGAAGAAGAACATGACCAGTAGCAGTACCAGCTGTTAGACGAATGTTAATAGCTAGAACGTCAGAGCCATCTGGATATTGACCGTCACCACCAAGTGGGGAACCGGTTAGTTCTTTTAGATCGTTCAACATAATCTCGCCTTCAACAGCTCCGCTAGCTGCAGCAGCAGCTGATGTTGTTGGGAACGCAAAAATTTGCTCACCCGGCACTGCAAAAGTGCCAGAAGACCAAGTAACAGACTGGGCAACTTGTGCAAGACTCGGTTGACCTCCAACTGCTTCAGTATTTAGCGGTAGCCATGTAGCAGAAGTAAAGTTCTTTGGATTAAGTACTCCTTCAACTATACATGCGCCAGCACTAGAACCTGCAGAAGTAGCAACTTTAAGAGCTTGTAGAAGAAGTTGAGAACGATTTAATAGATCTCTAACACCTAGAGCACCAATTTGGCTATTAGATACTGAAGGGGCAAGTCTTATTAAAAAGGCAGTTACGTTAGTTGTCGATAATGATATACCAGTTCTTTGATAGTTAAAGAAGTAACCACGTTCCTGTGTGAACCCGCCGTCCATAATAAGTGCGGAACCCCAGTGACTCAACGTTGGAGAACAAGTATTACTAATTAATACTACTCCAGTACCTGCTGTATGACTTGCGGCTGCACCCGCAGAAAAAGTAGATGAAGTTCCTGCTTGCCACTGAGTTAGTGTTGCTGCGCGAGTTGCACCTGTAAGATTACCAGCTCCAGTTGCTGCAGATTTTCCAGTATATCTGATCATTTCGTTATCAATATATAGTGTACCAGCTGTTGGATAGTGTTCTAGTGCAGCAACAGGAATTGTAGTAGTAGAAGCATCTATAGCAGAGCTTAGCGCTGTAACAGGGCTATCATTCTCAATAGAATAACGAACTGGAAGGTTACCGCTTCTCATATAAGCTTCGTCATTCACGTTGTTATTTTTGAGACGATGTACAAAAATCCAGTTACCGTCTCTACCGCGAATCATAAAGTCTACGAAACCAGCTCCGTACCAAGAATACTGTAGCCCAACCATTTGCATTTTGTTTAGATCTACATTATAACCACTAGGCCCAGTACCGTCAACTCTATCTATGTTAAATTGTTCTTGCCTAATTCGCAACTCTTGAATTAAAGCTCCTTTTACTCCTGAAGCAGTTATGCCGCGATAATCAGGTGCTACAAATAGTGAAGTATCGCTAGCTACTTGTATAACATTATGAGTCATACCGCGAATAACAATTCTGTCGCCTGCTTTAATCTGCTGAGTAAATCTAGTATTAGTACCTGTTACAGCGTTTGAGTTTTGTGTAACAGCTAGTGTTCCACTTATTTGAGTTGTAGAATTTCGCCTTACGACAGATAATATGCTACCATCGTACTCCCAGAATAACCCATTTTGATCATCAAATAATCCAGCACGAACAGCAGCTCCATCCCATGCTTTTACATATGTCTTTGCTACTATGCCCAACGTTGCAGTTGTCGCACCAAGTACGCTAGTAGATAGCACAGTAAATTGATAGTCGCTTGTTATAGAAGCTACTGTATATGTGCCATTATATCCAGAAGTTGTTATGCCCGTTAGTTCAATAGTTGCACCAATTTGTAGTCCATGATCTATATCGTCAGTTGTAACCGTAATTGTAGAACCGATTGTTGTTCCAGACGCAGTTACGCTTCTAATATCGTAGTTTGGTCTAAATAGCGTACCAGTAGACCATAAAAATCCTTTACCTGACTGATAACGGAAGTATTTTTTGCTTTGACGAGCGACAATTGATCCATAGGTTGGGGTTTTAGTGGATAGGATAACTCCGCCATCTTGTGATCTGTGTACAATAGTAGCATTTGTCATTGCATATAGCGTTACAGTTGCCGGTGAAACAACAATTGCACCTGCTCTTGCAGTGTATGTTAACGATGTTAAGCTAGGCACACTAGAGATAACAAAAGGTCCGCTAGCTAGAGCAGCTTGTGTTCCAGACGCAACAATAGCATGAATAGCCGTACCGGGAAGTAGCCCGTGCGGGTTAGTAAAGTTTAGAGTAATTACTGATGGGTTAGCTCCATTACTAGTTGCAGATGCAACAGGTATCGAAGCTCCTGAATATACTGCCCCACGTTTCATTAGTGTTGCGTCAGTAAGTAGACTTTGTCCGCTAGAAGCGCCCACAGTTCCACGAGCAAAATATGTAAGAGTGCTTGTAGTGGGAACTGAGTTAACAATAAAAGTACCGTCAGCTCTAGAGAACCCAGCAATTGCGGAGTTTAGCGCAGAAACGTTAACAGCTTGCCCAACCGTAATACCGTGAACAGCAGAAGTTGTCACAGTAATTAAACTGTTAGTTGCGCTAGTAGTTTGAAAATCAGTTGTAATAGCAGTAACAACTAAGTCAACACCGGGAATTTCATAGGCTGATGGATATCCTCTAACAATACCAAAACCTGCCCACTTAGTAGGCTGTAAACCGTATTCAAAGTCGGCGTCGATTAGTGATTCAGGGTTTGATACTCGCATACGTTCGATTGCGTCGGTACCAAAACTCCATGGTCTAATACTAGTTGCTTCGTTTTCTTTACCTAAAACGTATATTAGCAGCTTGTCACTAGAGCTCATACTAGAAGTGTTTGCAGCTAGTGTAATAGTGGTATAACCATCTTCTCTATCTGTAATTCTAGGGAAGTTAGTAGCATCATTTGCAGCAGTAAATGTAACGCTAGTTGTAGCAAAAGCGGGAGACGCAAAGTTATATAAAATAACGTTATCTGTTACATTAGTAATTAGCAGTATGTCTTCTAACACATAGTCGCCTGGAATTCTGATTGTTCCTGCGCCTGCAATACCTGGTGTAAATACATATTGAGTAATATTCTTTTTGGTCATTTTTTATCCTTTATCCTAGCACAATTGCAAGGGCTGCAGCATCTGCAGTAGTAACCCCGCTACTAATCACATCTACGCTTTTAAACTCTACGGCAGCATTAGATGCGTTGTATACCAGAAAGTCGCCATTCACAGCGTTGTTAGTTTTAATTAAATGAGGGCTTATTCTTTTGATTTCCATGCTCTAATTCTCCCATATTTTACGTGCAATGTCAATTTTTATTTTATGGCTTTTGAGGCCATTCGACGTTCCAAATACTCTGTACGTCAATGAGATTATAAATATCTCTAATGCGTTGACGATAAGCTTTCCAATCGTCAGATACAATTCCGCCAGACTCTTGAGCTTTAAGCACAACATAGTCTGTTTCAGATAGCCTATCTCTACATTGAGATCTAATAGCATTGATTTGAACATTAGTTTCGCCTTCGTTAGGATCTCTAACAATCCATGAACTGCCTGACCAATCAACTCGTTGAGGATGAACTGCCGTAGGCTTAGGCGGTGCAGCAATATATCCTGCTTCTAGCAGTTCTTCTGTGGTATAGCTATAATTAGTACGACTCAATCCGTTTGCTAGAATAATACGGGAAGGAGGTAGAGACGGAGTCTCGTTGGGTTTGTAATATAATGTCATGATCTCATCCTAAACTTAATTCGTATACTGTATCAGCTGTTTGCCCTACCAAATAAAGCTTAGTACCGTCTGCTTTAAAAGCTAAACCTGTTGGAATAGTTTCTAGATACATTACTGTAAGAGACTTAGAAAACGTGGCAGTAGAAATGTTCCAAGGAGTGCTTAAGTCGTACTGATGTATGCTATCGCTTACTTCACCAAGTATAAACATTCTTAATCCATCGGGTCTAAAAGCTATGGCCTGAGGAGCGGACTCTTGAGCGGCTACAGAAAATATCTGAACAAAACTAGCTGTTGATATATCCCAAGCAGTGCTTAGATTATATTCATTAACGTCATCACCGGTAGATCCAACAATATACATTTTGGTTCCGTCTGGTTTAAACTCTAAACCACTAGGTACTGTCTCTTGACCGGACACTAAAAATAGTTGAACAAAACTAGCGGTTGATATGTCCCAGGGAGTACTCAGAGAATATTGGTTTACATCATCACCGCTACTACCTAATACGTACATTACACTACCGTCTGGTTTAAATTTTACATCCGTAGGTACAGAATCTTGAGCGCTTACAGAAAATAAGCGAACAAAACTAGCGGTGGTAACATTCCAAGCAGTGCTTAAGCTAAATTGATTTACTTCTTGCCCGTTATTTCCTACGATATACATATTAGTTCCATCAGGGCTAAAAGTAATACCTGTAGGGGAGACTTCTTGAGCATTCACACTAAGAAATCCACCTTCATCACCTGGAGAACGTAGTTCTTTAGCTACAGGAAGTGAAAATCTAAGTACTTCAGTTCCTGTTTGTAGATACAATTCACTATTATCAGATTTAAGTGCAACGTCTCCCACTATGGTTGAAGTAGTAGGAGCCAAATAGCTGTATGCAAAGCTAGCACTGCTAATAGCCCATGGATATAAAAGATTATATTTAAATACTCTTGAGCTATTACTCACATACATACACAACCCATCTGAACTAAAAGCCAGTCCATTAGCATTAGTTAATTGAGCGCTAAAACCGAAAGCTGCATTACCTCCAGTACCTAAAGTAGTAATAGGGTACGAAGCTAAATCTCCTGCCTGAGCTAGGTCGTATTGTGCAACAAAATTAGCGTATAAAGCATAAAATTTAGTATTATCAGGACTAAAAGCTATATCTAAAATAGAGGAGTTAATATTAATCCCTCCACTAGAAAAACCACTTAGACTATAAGCCGGAGCTAAGGCATTCTCAAAAAGCCTGTTTACGCTATCTGCCACATAGTATAAACGCAATCCATCTGGGTTAATAAATATACCTTTAGGAACAGTATCAATTATAGCTGAACTAGATACATGGGTAAAAGTGCCTATTTGCCAAGGAGTAACCATACTAATTTCTTGTATTCTATCAGTTGTAAGTCCTGTTACAAATATGCGAGTTCCATCTGGTTTAAAAACAAAAGAAGTCACCGAGGTCTCGCCAGGGTTAGGTGTTGCAGACGGGTTAGCAGGTATAGTCGCTGAAGCACTAGATGCAGCAGTGGTCACATTCCAAGCAGTACTTAAATTATACTGAACTATAGCACTACCAGTGGATACGTACATACGAGTGCCATCGTCTCTAAAAAAAATACTGGTTGGGGCAGCAGCAAGGGATGACCCACCAAATAATGAAGCAGTACTAATATTCCACGCAGTGCTTAGATTATATTGACGAACTTGATCAAACTGGTCTCCAGCAGTATAGAAGGATAGCCCATCAGGTTTAAAAAATATACCTCTCATGGCATTATCCGTACTTGCCATACTAAAAGTTCTTAGAGAGGTAGCAGTACTGACATCAAAAGGAGAGGTTAAACTATATTGCCTAAGAATACTGTTAACATCCATAGTATATAGAAACATTCCATCAGTGCTAAATGTAATTCCAAAATTTTGAGCTACTGATATAACTTTACCTAATACTCCTGTAGAAACGGTCCATGGACTTGACATAGAGTATTGACGTACTGGCGGGCTAGAAGATCCTCCAACAAAAAAAGCAAGACCATCAGCCCTAAATGCAACTCCTTGTTGTACTACAATACTACCTAATGAGCCGCTTAAGCTAGCTGTTGCAGGGTCCCAAGGAGTACTAAGTGAGTATTGAGATAATTCGCTTCCTGATCCAGTATCTAATACATATAATACAGTGCCATCTGGCTTAAAATCCATACCACCAGAAGCTCCTATACCGCTCATAGAAGTAGTACTAAGAAGTCTAGGAGTAGTATTAACTAGGTAGGTTAAATCCCAGCCTTCATAATATCTAGGGAATTTACCGTACAGCTGAGATACGCGTTGCTCTTCTGAACTCCAAATACCAGAAGCTACTCTATTTGTAGGTTCATTGCTTTTTCCAATAATACCACCGTTTAGTCTCATGCGATCACCTCATAAGAGCATATAACCTGCACATTAGCGTTAGAAGAAGCTGTACAGCTTAGCGCATCACCTTCTACTAAATATAGTGACGAGTCTTTAGCAATTACTACTAGAGTAGCACTAAAAGGAATTGTAACGTTTCTGGCAATTGAATAGTTTACACCGCTTCTAACTAAATCAACAGTTAAATTCATATCCGAAGCTGGATTTAAGTTAGACGCAAATAGCGAGTTAATTTTATATACTTGGTTGCTACCGCCAGAATTTTGAACTACGTTAGCATTTGCAGTGGTAGCAGCTAGAACAGCTGTGTTGCCATAGAGACTAGTTACGTTTACTATATTTGGGTTTGCCATTTTATCCTCCGAAAATAATAGCCATAGCAACGGCCTTACCTGTTGTTACTCCGCCACCACCGGAAGCGACGTTATTTTGTACTGTGTTTATTAAACCAACTAAAGTTGTATATGAGTTGTAATCGTTAGCGTTCAACCATGTATTAGATGCATCACCACCACCGCCAAGTCCTGAACCTAAATGCCTAACTTCTACACTGATACCTGCCGGTATAGGAATAGTGTTATTTAGTGATAGCGTAGTGCCTACAACTTTATAATCATCATTAGGATTTTGAATAACACCATCTACAGATACAATAATATTATTAGCATCTATAACAGTTTGAGTTAGTGTGAATGTGTTAGAGCTTGAAACTATATATTGGTCGCTAACTAAGTTAGCTAGCGTACCGCCACCTCCACCTGAATTAGCGTTTAGATACGCAAAGGTGTTATAAATATTAGCTGTTAGTGTTGTAAAAGTGGTGTAATCGTTAGCATTTACCCAGGCGTTAGCTACATCACCGCCACCGCCACCTACATTAGCGTTTAGATATGCAAAAGTATTATATATGTTAGCTGTTAACGTGGTAAAGCTGTTATAATCGTTTGCAGTTAGTGTGGTGTAGGAGTTGAAATCATTGCTGCGTGCAGTTAATAGGGTTGCCCAGTCATTAGCATTTACCCAAGCGTTAGCTACATCCCCGCCTCCACCACCGCTAGGAGCAGCCCATTCAACTCTAGAGTTAGCACTTACATAAGTAATTACATCGCCACCGCTAGCGCCTTCTGGTTTAAGTAGGTCTGGATTTATTTTATATATTGTCATTCAACTATCATCCATTGTTTAGACTCTTCATCCCAGCTATAGCTAAGGCTTGAAGGGTTTACTACTGGTGGCTCAAAGCAGCATTTAAATTCATTAAAAGTCCAAGAAGGATAACCTACTGCAGCCCATGAAGCTTTAACTTCATCTTGTTTAGAAGTTATTTCTGCACTCGTCATTGATCTAACGATATATTGCTTGCTAAAATGAGTTCCTTCATCTACGTAATTATAACCATCAATAACTTCGTATACTCCTGTGGTTGGAAGTGTGCTGTCTACAAAATCAATATAGTTATCAGGTATAGACTTTTTATAAATCATTAGCAAGTTTTCCAATGAAATTGGGTTATTAACTGTATTACGACTATCATCTATTTGTATTTTATAACTATTCATTCGTCTGTCACCCTAGTGCTTGGGAATTGTCTTGGATTGCCGGGCCAAATAATACGAACTGCACCGTTTCCACCTGCTGAAGCTGATCCAGTATTATTGTCAAAAGAACCTCCGCCGCCGCCTCCGGGAAAGCCTCCGGCGCCTCCTATAGACGGTGCTTGTTGTTGATTATTTCCTGCTGACCCATTAGTTACTGTAGCAGTGCTACTATAAATATTAGCTCCGCCACCACCACCTCCAGTAACATTAGTTTGGCCTGTTCCACCATTGCCACCGCCATTGCCAGTTCCAGCTGTGTAAGCAGCTCCACCGCCTCCGCCACTTCCAGTTCCTACTCCATTTTGACCACTTTGATATAATCCATAATTAATTTGCGCAGTAGATCCATTCCCTCCAGCTCCATTATATCCGCCAGCACCGCCACCACCGGCGCCGCCATCAAATGCTGATCCGCCGTTACCACCAGCTCCACCACCAGTAGTAACTCCTACTGGTGTGCTACTAAAACTAAATGATCCACCAGTGCTTCCAGGGATAGCGCTATAAGCAGCTCCTCCTTGTCCGCCACCGGCGCTAATCACAAACGAACCTATAGTTACAGTGCTATTTGCGCCAGATTGCGCACGAGTACCTTTACCGTTACCATTGCTACCGCCAGCTCCTACTACAACTGAAATAGAGGAGAAAGGAGTTACAGGTATATTGCTGGCATATGCCAACGCACCACCACCACCGCCGCCACCGCCGCCATCACCGCTCTGACCATCGTCACCAGCTCCACCACCGCCAACAGTCACTACGGAGATAGCAGTTATCTCTGCAGGAACTATAAAGGTATAAGAGCCTGGAGTGCTATATACTATCTGGGACGCGAGTATTCCTGGCCATGCTGCTTCTCTGGTTTTTAACTCAGCCTCTCTAATAGTCCACACACCACTAGCTACAATATTATTAGTTGTTACAAGGTTACCAATTACTCCACCATTTTGCATTAACTAATCTCCACAATAACGGCTGTAGCGTGTACAACTCCATTAGCGGCAGCTAATACTTCTAGAGTATCTCCAGCTTCTAGAGCTAAAGGCGCGCTTTTAGTTAGCGCAGTGAGTGTTGAGTCTGCAGGTACTTGAATAGTTGAAGCAATCAATGTAGGCACGTTTGAAGCTGAAGAGTCACGCCATTGAGATGTGATAGAATAATTATTGCTACCTTCAATATTAGCAAAAAGTAGAGATACTACCATTGCCGAAGTTGCAGTAGGGCAAGTATATATTGTCTGAAATTGATTTGTTAAATTTGCTCTTGCGTTTTTTAATGCTTCTGCCATGATATTATCCTAATGCGTATGTTCTTAGATAGCTTAACCCGCCAGTTGAGCTTCCACTAGTTCCAGATAGTCTACGAATTCCAAGAGTTGAAGTTGGAAGAGGTAGAGTGTTTGCAATAGTAAGAGTTGTGCCGCTTACTACGTATGCGTCGTTATGTTGTACGATACCGTCTATGTAAACTAATATAGATTCTTCGCTACTAACGGAGTTAGATAGGGTGAAAGTATTTGTACTACCGGTTACTGTAAATTTTTGAGAGTATTGTGATACTTCACCGCCTACATTAGCATTTAAGTATGCAAATGTATTGTATATATTAGCTGTAAGTGTGGTGAAAGTGCTATAGTCATTAGCATTAACCCAAGCATTAGCTACATCTCCGCCACCACCGCCTACATTTGCATTCAGATACGCGAATGTATTGTATATATTAGCAGTTAGAGTGGTAAAGCTGTTATAGTCGTTAGCTGTTAAAGTTGTATAAGAATTAAAGTCGTTAGCCTGCGCTGTTAAAAGCGTAGCGTAGTCATTAGCTTGAGCGCTGAGTAGAGTTGAGTGATCATTGCCTCGAGCAGTTGCTAGTGTGACGCCGTCATTAGCCGAAAGAGTGCTAAAAGTGGTAAAGTCATTAGCCTGAGCAGCTAATAGCGTATTATAAGTATTAGCTGTTACAGTTGTAAAACTATTAAAGTCATTAGCACGTGCTGAATTTAGAGTGGCCAAGTCATTAGAATACGCAGCTAACAGCGTGTTATAGCTATTAGCTGTTAAAGTACTATAAGTACTAAAATCGTTTGCATTTACCCAAGCATTTCCAGCAGATGAGATAGTCAAGTTAGCGGTAGCAGTTAATACAGATCCTTCTACTACTTCTAGGCTAAACCAAGAAACTAAATCTACAGAAACAGTTCTGGAATTATCAGAGAATGCTTGTATTACGAAATAGTCACCTTCTACTACAGATACAACAGGTGTTATCGCTACACCATTATCGGCCCCAGTGGATTCAATATCTACTTCAGTTGTGTAACTTATAGCAGTATTCGCATTTTTTAGAATACGAGTAATAAGTTGTCCTATGGCGCTAGTACCAGCAACAGATCCTGCAAGTTTTACTTTAGTTACGCCTGCCGGTATAGTAAACCTATCTGCAACTGAAGTAAAGCTATTAGTATCATAAATAACATTATCATAACCTGTGAGAGTAGTCCAAGAAGCAGCCCCTAAAGTTTGAGTGGCATTGGTGGTTCTTAAAGCACCACTAAAAATTGGAGTGATAGAAACTGTATTAGTAACATTTCCACCGCCTACACCCAGATTTGCAAATAAGCTAGTATAAGTATCATAAATATTAGCTGTTAGCGTTGTGTAACTATTATAGTCATTAGCATTAACCCAAGCGTTAGACGCATCTCCACCTCCGCCTACATTAGCATTCAGATAAGCAAACGTATTGTAGATGTTTGCGGTTAGAGTTGTAAAACTATTGTAGTCGTTTGCACGCGTATCCAGTAGAGTATTATATGTATTAGCTGTTAAGGTTGTAAAACTGTTGTAATCGTTTGCACGCGCTGAATCTAAGGTAGCGCCGTCATTAGAAAGAGCGCTTAATAGCGTAGCCCCATCATTAGCCGTTAAAGTAAGGTAACTATTATATGTATTAGCTGTAAGAGTTGTAAAAGTAGAGAAGTCGTTAGCACGTGCACTGTTTAGAGTAGCAACATCGTTTGCTTGAGCTGCTAACAGCGTGTTATAGGTGTTTGCTGTTAATGTAGTATAACTATTATAATCATTGGCTGTAAGAGTAGTATAACTATTGAAATCATTAGCGCGTGCCGACGCTAAAGTAACTCCATCATTGCTTTGAGCTGCTAACAGAGTATTGTATGTGTTAGCTGTTAAAGTAGTAAAGCTATTAAAATCGTTCGCTTGTGCAGCTAATAGTGTATTATAAGTATTAGCAGTTAGTGTTGTGAAACTGTTATAGTCATTAGCGCGAGCGGTTAACAGCGTATTATAAGTATTAGCATTTACCCAAGCATTAGACGCATCACCATAAGCATATAGTGCAGCAGTAAAATATGTTCCACCTGCTGCTCCATTAATATTTTGGGATGTGGTATTTCCAGTAAAGGCAGTTACTTCTACATAATCTGTGCTACCATTAAAATATGCTATAGTAGATAGTGCCTGCGCATATCCTGAACCAGTCATAATCTGGTCTTGATTAATAGCTAACTGAATATTTCCATTTTTTCTAATCTGTACGTTGGTTTGGTTATTAGTTACAGCACCGGCATCCCACCAAACTTGAGCAGTGAGACTATAGTATCCAGCAACAGTAGGTTGGAATTTATTTGAGGCAAACCAATTTTGTGGATCAAAATCATCTACTAAGGTAACAACTGCATCAGCACCTGAGGTAACAGTTTGAGATGATCCATTTTTATTAGCACGCACTACATAATCACCAGCAATTAAACCGCCACTACCACCACTACCACCAGTATTAGTAATAGTAACTGTATCAGTGCTAGGATCTGTAGAAATTTGTATACCACTGCCTGCAGCAAAAGTTAGAGTATCGCTGCTAGAATCTGCAACAACGTTGCTTTGACCGCTTACAGCAATAGTTGAAAAGCTAGTAGAAGTTACATTTTTATTTTCAAAACGAGAGTTAGCTGCTACCCAAAGTAAGCTTTGACCATTGCTAATACCATCTAATATGGCTACATCTTGTAACTGACTTAATTTATCAGCATAGCTAGGACGAACAAATAGTTCACCATTATTTACACCTTTAGTAACTACAATAGCTACAGTAACTTTATTGTTAGGAGCTACAGGAGCTGTGTTCATCATAGTTCCAGGTACGGCTGGATTTAGATAAAGTATATCACCCTCACTAAACATAGACGTATTAATGCCGCGAACCTTACCAAATGCAGTTACATATCCTTCATCACCATTAGCAATATTATGAGTAGCTATACCCATGACGTAGTCAGAAGGAAATGTCCCATTTCCAATAGCTGGAGAAACTAAAATGGATCCACTATTACCTACAGTACCGTTAGCCATAACCACAGTATTAGCAGGAATAGTGAATCCACTTTGATTTATTACATAATATAAACTATCTTGATTTAAGTGAGTATGAAGAGTGTCTGTTAGTCCTAGTGCTAAGGCTCCTTCAGTATTAGACCAAGCTAAAGAACCTCGACCAGGTTCAAACTCTTGAGTATCTACAAAACTTATTGAGTTTACAGATGTGATAGAGTTGGAGATGAATGCATCACCTCCAACTACAATACCTTGTTTTACTCGAAAATC